GTGCGGGTGAGCTCGTTATCTCCTCCTGGGGCTTAACCCAAACGGTCTAAAGTGACCGGGACTGCACGGCGTTTTAGTGCGGCGACGCCGTGACGCGCGGAACGCTCAAGGTGGAGCGGGTCAACTTTTCCTTCGCCCACAAGGCGAAGATCAAGGTCCCACTCGACAGAGGCTTTCCTACGTCGCGGAAGATCTCGTTCAAGAGATCTTCGCTCTAACGCAAGTAAGCTCTTGGCAAGAGCGGCATATCCATCCACTCTATCAGTGCGATAGACTGGTTCTACAACCCATGCGAATACTTCAAATCGCATAAGATCTGGATTATACCGTGAAACGGTTTTTCCAGGTAGAAAAGAGATACGCCCAACAGCTGGACTATCTGAAGAGACCACGGGCAGAGTACCCAGTACTCTCTCCAGCTTCTCCCAAAGGAAGTAAGCTGTACGCCAGTACCCACGAAGGTAAAATGCATTCGCGGTAGCTGAAATACTGATAATCTCAGTGTGTTGCCGCCGATTGTATGGAACGTAGTGACGAATGTAGGTTGGTGTAACTAACCTACCATCGTATGCGTCCACTCCGCAAGATTCCCTGAACTTTCCAGTCCAGAAACTCTTGTGGGTATTCACCTTGCAGTGGTACTTATGCAGGCGATCAACAATCGCAGCAGTCGCGTCAACGGGGACAATCAAATCGTCTCCATAGACGCACACATCACGGCTAACTCGAAAGATAGACGTGATGTCATACGGGAGTTTATGCAAATCCAATAAGGCTATAATACATATAGTAAAAAAGTACATAGCCTCAACTGGAAAGCATAGAGCAGAGCCCATAGACGCAAACTTTACCAATGGACCAATTCTGGTACCATTGATATCCGCGTACGTCGTACGACAGGATTGTATCGCACCCAGAAGATCTGGGTTTCCCGAGAACATCTCAGAGGCGAGAGAGTTAAAAACTCTATCACTCGCATCGGACATGTCTAGGGTAGCTAACGCACCTGTTTTCGACGAGGTCATCGCTAACCTTTGATTAATACTTTGGTCACGGAAATTAATCCGGCCAGAGGTTAACCAATATCTCTCAATCTTATCATACAAGAAAGATTGGAGTGATTGTTGCGCGTATTGCGCCGCAATCGGTTCAGCAGCAATGATCCTGGGTCCTTTTAGAGTCTTCGGGACCAAAATAACCCTAGAGGGTATTTCGTCCTGAGGTGGGACATAGGCTACCTGATCGAACTCATCCTCGAGGGACGCTCCCAAAGGAAGCGCAAACCCAAGAAGAGGGAAGTACGGTTCGAGCCTATCGTGCCATAATTTCCAAGCGTACTTTGAGTTTCCTCGGATACGCTCGGAAGTTACACCAGGTCCATGTTTAGGAATCACCTCAAAAGCATTAAAACTGCTAAAGAGAGGATCCCAAAGAAGGCGAGACACGCTAACAAAGCGGGCAACGTCATCATCATGGACTTTTGACTCTGCGAGGTTCTGCTCCAACGAGACGAACCCCTCGAGTGCTTCTCTCTCCCTTTCGGGAGAACAGGGCGCTTGGAGCTTGTTAAAGCCACGGCAAATTTGCCGAACAGCTGCAACAAGATCGCCAATACGCCCAGAATCACATCTGGGGGGATGTTCACGTAGTACTCCTGTATCCCTATCGAAGATAAGCTTGAGCATACCTTTCAGGAATGAAGGGATTGCTCGATCTTTCCTAAAACTACGGAAAGATTCAGGGCTTATCCGCCGATTTGCCAAACTTCTCTCGAAGTCTTGACAAAAGGTGGGTAAAGTGATTGTCAAAAATGACAATCCTTCATCTTCTGTCCTCTGGATAATAGTTACAATATCCATTGGATCAGGGTTAACTGCGCACTCAGTGCAAGCATCTTGGTAAATGACTTGCACCAACTCTAGAAGACCTCTCACATCTAGTGAGTGGCTACGGTCTACTCGCCCTAACGGGCGCAGTGATCGCATTACTCCCTCCATCTCTGGGGGTGGGTAATCCAACCACGGGTCCTAGCCTCTCTCAAATGAGAGTGCAAGCCATTCAACAACCACTACACAGAAGTGTAGATGACCAAAGAAAGAAAATCAGCACTAATGCTGATTCGCTAAAACTTTGATCAGGTTCGCAGCGCTTGACGCGCTGGCCCATGTTCCGAGAGCTAGAGCAAGGTCCTTGGCATCCGTATCGTCGACAGCGTCGTCGATCGGCTGGTCAATGACCATGTAAGCAGAGAGCGTCACCTTTTTACCTGTCGTAGCATTAACGAAATCTTGCTCCGACCGGATTAGGTAGCGACTCTTCAGCTTATCGATGGAGTTTGAGATAATCAATCTCAAAGTCCCGTCTGAGCTCTCGTATGTGGATCTCGTAGCCTCTGGCCTCGTAAGAGGTAGAGACACTGAGTTGAATGTCTGAGGATCGGCTAGTGCCATGGATAGATCTCCTTAAGAGTTACTCTTAGGGGTGTAAAGTCCACGTCACGACGCAGGTGGCCCCCGTGACCACCCACGCTCGCACGAGCGTGAACACCAATCCTTAGAAGGCTCGGGATATCCCGAGCGCCGCTAGGATGGACAATTGTCTAGCAGACAAATCGCTGCTAGACAGGCCAAAACCAAATGGAGACGCACGCGATCGGCGCTTGGATTCCATATAGGAATACCAATTACCGTGGGCAACAGACTGATCCCCAGGATTACCCTGGAGGAAAACAGTCGCCCAGTGTTGAGTCCTCTTAATGAGGTGACACATCACGTACGCGTACCGGCCGACGACACCGTTTGGCTCAGGATCCGTCAATGTCTGAATAATTTCAGACATAGCGTTCTGAGTCATCCAGTCGCCGAGCCAGGACCACGGAGCTAGCTTAACGATCAGGGCCGGATTCACACGAATGCCTAAAAAGCGCAATCGATTCATGATATAGCTATATTTGCTATAATCATCGTGAACCAGGTCCGGGATCCAGTACCGGAACTCGCCAGAACACCAGACTTTGAGTTCACTCGAATGAATGAACTCAGAATATCCGCGTGTTTCGACGCCGTCCGGAGCATAATCCCAACGCGACAACGACCCTAAATCCGGATTCACATAAGCATAGTGATCCGAAAATAGTTCGGTCGGATGTTGAATTTGAACGTTACGCAATGTGCGCTTCCTTCTCAACCACTTGCCATTACTATCTCTCTGCTTTTGGATTGCCTCATTGAGGCCCTGAGCAGAAGAGTAAGTACTAAACAAGTCGTTAAGGAAAGGTGCCCAACCAAAATTATGGTTGATAAAATGATCTGCGATGCTTTTCGGATGCATTAATTCCGAACCGCCGCGTCCGCCGAGGCCTTTCCAGGCTTCAGCTAACCCCTCACCAGTTGTTTTCAACTGGTCCGGGAGGTCCTGTAACTCATACAGGGCTGCGGCTACATCAGCAGGTCCTTGCAACGAGGGTCGCATTTTATGCCACGCCTCCGCACCATATTGATCAGCATTACCGTAAGCACTATCCGGTTCGAGGTTAAGCATCTCCTCATAAGGAGGAGGATCTGGGTGATTCCCAAACCACGTCGGCACTAAGCCGCCGTGATACGAAACGACGAAACCCGGATCGCCCTGTTGGACGGATAGATTTCCATCTACCTTGTGCCAATCAGTGTGCGATTTTAGGAGCCTCATAGGCCCCCCGAAATCCGCGTTTTCGGAATTAACGTGTACTCCAGTAGCCGATACCCGAAACCAATCGGGTCTAAGCCTTAAAGGAGGATGCGTTTCATCCCACATACGCTGACCAGAGTACCCAGTGGGGTCGTACCACGGGCGCGGGTTGGACATGACGATAGTATCGCCATACCTCCAACTCGAGAACGTGCCAACGACCACAGAGGTGTTACTCCCTGGATCAAGCTTTTCACGGTATCGCTGCCTTCGCACAAAAGGTTTAGACCGTCTCCGGTGTCGTCTACGTCTCTTCTTACGAGGAGACTTACGACACCCATCCCCACTGTCAAAAGGTGGGCATGGGCATTTCCGCAGTATCCAAACGTCAATGTATTTCGGGCCTTTAAAGCCCTTCTTACAGTGACCTTTGATATACTTACGGATGTGACAT